GTAATCACAGGGGGCAGGTAATTTGCCCCCTTTTTTGTATATGTGGGCCGCCGAGCGAAAAAAGTACCGTCTTTCTAACCTACAAAGTGTTACCCAAGCAAGATAAATATTTCGAGGAATTCAAAAAAATTTCCCCAGAAAAAATAAGGCAAAATAGTTGAATCATGAAAGACTACGATGGATATCTGAATAAGCAAGCAGAAGTCCTCAATGAGTTTGACGACTTCTGTGAACAATTTGAGAAACGTGCCGCAGAGAACTTTAAGAATGCAGATAGATCAGATGAAAGATTCGAACTCCTCAAAGAAATCGCAAATGAACCTGGAGCAAGTGCTAGAGATAGCCTTCCAGGAGATTCAAGCACTGAAGAATGAAGTAGAGCGTCTAAAATCTCCAAGCTTCATGTATAGACGCCCTGGTGCAAGCAAGCATGAGAAGATAACAGATTACTTGGATGATGTAGATAAAAGATTGCGAGTATTAGAAAAATAATGGCAATACTTTTACCTGGACCTGGATTTATCAATACTGGTGGTATGTGGCAGATTTTCCCTGCTCCAGGACCTTCATTATTTGAGATACCACGAGCCAGTATCAATCTGAATATCTACGAATTTATCCAACCTGTCACGATCACAGCACAGGGTAATCTAATATGCCCTGGAGGCACCCCGTTCTCCCCCTTACAACCGTCTCCAGAGTTAATCACGGGTGTTCGTATCGATCCTGGCACAGGGACGCCTTTCAACGGTCCTGGGGTGTCAGTCTTGGTAACCAGGGGACCTGGGAATATCCCAGAGATGAACTTTAGTGCATTCCGAGAACCGAATGTAAATTACTTTGGTATTGGACCAATTATCCCAGGCAGCCCAACACTTGCTCTCCCGATTGCCCTGTCAGGGTATGTTTCGGAGAAGTATTTGTGGGATGGGGATGCTGGTTTCAGTGAATTGTATACTGGTGTAGAAACTCCGAGCACTAAAGATAATCTCCGAGGTACTTCAAGGACTGGTGGTATTGGCACTATTACTTCTCCAGCGTTTCCGAGGGATAAAGCGATTACTGTAGAGAAGGATATTCCAGGGAGCGGAACTCTGCCCATCAGTCAAAACGAGGTACTCCCAGGTGCTGCACAAACCGTAGGATCTAAATCGGTACAGACTGCTGCGGCAAACAGTAGTTACATGTGGTCGATGAAGCCTTCTCAAATCGTGACGTTGCGCTTCTTCTATGTAATTACCGTAACTTCTACATGTCCTCCGTATACTTGGTACTTCCAAGCGTATATGGATGTAGATAATAACTGGATTCCTCATGCAAAGCGCATTCAGTACCGCATAAATAAGCAAAAGGCGGCATTACCTGGCGAGGAGGCAAAGTTCTAATGGCAGCAGGCGGTGGCATGTCAAAACTTGGAGATTTTGAGAGCGGGCACGATTGCTGGTTTCCCGTTCCTGTAGTCACAGGATCTGACAATGTAATGGTCAACAAGATTCCAGCAGTGAAAGTAGGAGACGTTACTTCTATTCATACCTGTGGTGAGAAGCCACCTCACCCTGATAAGTGCGTCAAGGGTTCTTTAACAGTGTTTGTCAATAAGAAGAATTCAATGAGAATTGGTGACTTGTTATCTGGTGGTGCTGTAATGGCACAAGGATCCCACTCGGTGATTGCGGGTGGATGAGTTTTGTGGTATAATATCAAGGTCAACAGATAAGGACTATGGCAAGAGCAAAAGTTGGATTGATGGGCGACAAGATGATCGAGTCGAAGCCCAAGAGCACTCGTCAAGGTATGGGTAAGAATACCAAGTATGCTGCGACTTCACGAAACAAGGCACGTAAAAAGTATCGCGGTCAGGGTAAATAAATACGAGTGAGATAGCAACCTCTCTAAAAGTTCTACGTTTGTAGACTTTAGGGAGGTTTTTTCATGGGTAATTCACCAACCGACAAAAGTAAAGATTTTATTGAATCAGGTATGACACTTATCACCGAGGTAGCATCTGATAAGTATCTAAAGAAATCTGAATACAAGATTCCAGAAGACCGTTATTCAAGACCTTGTGGTGGGGCTCATGGTTTTGATGACTACGTTGAAAGATGGCACGAATGACCCTATAAATAAAAATAAAATTGTGTTGCTGTGCCCGATTTCGCTCCTTTTAAGGATTTAAAGATTAACTTCAAGCCACACCCGATTACTGGCGATTTGCAAGTATCAAAAGAAGATGCTGCTATCAAGCAATCGATTGTGAACTTGTTGTTGACTGTTCCTGGGGAGCGACCCTTTCAACCCCAAATAGGATCAAGACTTTATAGATTACTGTTTGAACCTCTTGACTTCGGTGTTGCAGCACTGATTAAGAATGAAATTAACGATACTGTTCGTAGATACGAACCTAGGGTTCAGGTTGTTAGTCTGACAGTAGAACCTAATTATGATGATAATGCTTTTGACGTTAATTTTGAATTTGATATTCGTGGTCGCGAAGACGCTGCACCATTACAAATTAACTTCCTCTTGCAGAGAACTCAATAATGAATTACGTTCAGGTTAGTAATCTAGACTTTAATGATATTAAGACTGCGCTCAAGGAATACTTGAGAGCGCAGACTGATTTTACTGACTTTGACTTTGAAGGTTCTGCATGGGCAAACCTTCTTGATGTATTAGCATATAACACGTATTACACAGCATTCAACACCAATATGGTGGTGAATGAACTATTTCTTGATTCTGCTACTCTACGTGACAATGTAATCACGTTAGCGAAGCAATTAGGGTACAAACCCAAGTCGGTTGTTGCACCAGAAGCCGTATTAAACTTTAAGGTAAGTTTTCCTGGTACAGCACCTTCTAACATTATTTTACAGAAAGGCACAGGATTTATTACCACCTTTGACGACAAGCTGTATCGTTTTGTTGCTGTCGATGATATCAAGGTTCCTGTTGCTAACAATGAAGCATTCTTCACTAATGTCTCGCTATTTGAGGGAACACTGATTACTAATCGCTTTGTTGTAGATACAAGCATTAGTAAGCAGAGATTCATGCTTGCTAACCCAAAAGCAGACACTAGCACGATTCGTGTCAAGGTTTTTGATTCTCCCACATCATCTTCGTTTGTTTATTACAATCAGATTGATACAATTATTGATGTTGCGTCTGATGACAATATCTTCTATGTTGATGAGACTCTCGATGAACAGTATGAACTGTTCTTTGGTGATGGCGTAATTGGTAGAGCTTTAGACAATCAAGAGGTTGTTGAGGTATCTTACCTCACCACCAATGGCACAGCAACTAATGGAGCGTCCCAGTTCACGTTTGCTGGCAATCTGGTGGACGATAGCAATCAAACCTACCCAGTCACTATATCAAACGTAGAGACCGTTTCTAGCGCCTCTGGGGGTGCTGCTATCGAGTCCATTGATAAGATTCGATTCAATGCTCCTAAACTATATGCAACACAGAACAGAGCGGTAACGGCTGCTGATTATGCAGCGATTGTCAGAAAGATCTATCCAGCAGTATCTGATATCATCGTATACGGTGGTGAAGAAGAGAGATACCCAGAATATGGTAAGGTAAAGATTATCATCAAACCAAACAGTGGTTCCACTCTTTCTACCTTTACAAAGCAGCAGATTATTGATGGATTGCGCGATTACTCTGTTGCGTCGGTTACACCAGAGATTCTGGATGCATCTGTTGTTTATATTGAGATTGATAGTAAGATCTATTACAATACAAAGAGAACTACCCAGTTCCCCGAAGAGATCCGCGCAAAGGTCATCTCTGCCGTTGATGAGTATACTCAACTGTCAGGAACCGAGAAGTTCAATGGTAAGTTCAGATACAGTAAGTATGTTGGTGTAATTGACGAGACAGATCCTTCGATCAACTCAAACACCACTACAATTACATTAAGAAAAGATTTTTATCCAGCACTCAACTCCACATTCTATTATGAGTTGTGTTTTCAGAATGAATTTGCAGATTCTTGTGATGGACCAGTAATTCAGAGCACTGGGTTCAAGGTAACTGAATATCCCAACTATGTCGTCTATTTCGAAGATAGGGACGGAAAAATTGTCCTATATAGACTGGACCCTGCAACTGGTAAGAAGATTGTCCTCAAGGACGATCTTGGAACAGTTGATTATGTAGAGGGTGAAATCAAACTGTATGATGTAACTATCATTTCTGGTAGTTTCTTCGACAATAGAATTCAGGTTAGAGTACAGCCTGCTAAAAACGATATCAACGCAGAAAGAAGTCTATATCTAGATGTAGACATCACCAGCAGCAAGTTCACGGTATACCCAGAGTAATTAGATGAATACACAGATCTCTTCGCTCATTGAAGATCAACTGCCAGGTTTTATCGTAGCTCAATACGAGAACTTCCAGAAAGTTCTTGAGAATTACTATGAGCACTTGGAGTCTCCTGGCAACCCTCTGGATATTATTACAAATCTAACCTCATATCATGATATTGACAACTACGAGAAGAACCTCCTCCAAGAGAGGACTACGTTGTCAACCTATCTAAACTCTACTGCTACTACTATTATTGTAGAGGATGCATCATCTTTTCCTGAAAGGAATGGATACATCAAAATTGGCGATGAGATTTGTTTCTATAAAGAAAGAACTCAAACAGAATTTCTAGAAGTTTCCCGAGGTGTCAGTGGAACTACTGAACTTGGTGATCTGTATTCTTCATCCAAGTTTGTATCTTCAGAATCAGCATCGCATCAATCTGGAGTATCTGTTGACAATTTAAGTAATCTGTTTTTATATGCGATTGTAAAATCGTTCGAAAAGCAGTATCTGGAGTCTTTTCCACAGGATTACCTGAAAGAAAACGTAGACAAGAGAACGCTGATTAAGAATATCAGCAACTTCTACAAAGTAAAGGGAACTGACAAGTCTATTCGCTTTATCTTTAATACTATTGTAGCGAAGAGTGCTGATGATGTTCCTACTACATATTTCCCCAAAAATAGCACTTTAAAAGCTTCCACATCAGATTGGGACTCTCAATTTGCAGTGCAGGCAGAAATTTTATCTGGAGATATTAATTGGTTGACTGGACAGACTATTGTCCAGCAAGGCGACAACAATGTTGCTTTGGATTATGCTTCTGCATCTGTGGAAAACTTTTATTCTGTTGACTCTGATGACGGAAAGCAACTGTATAACCTCATTGTAAATCCAACTTCAGTAAACTCGGACTTTGTTGTACCACAGAAGACAGTTCTCACTAGATCTATTGCTCCTGCTCTAACAACAGGTGATACTATCACGGTTGACTCTACTTTTGGATGGAGCGACCGTAATGGTGTTATTGTTATCAATGGCGAAGTAATTAAATACGAAGGAAAGAATGCCAGACAGTTTGTAATTAAGAAGCGCGGCACTATCACAAGAACTCATGGCGTAGGAGATTTAGTCACTAGTTATTCAACCGCAAAAGCAGTTACTCCAGATGGTGTTGTAACTCTATTGATCTACGGAATTTTAAACAATCTGTCTGTAGGAACGGTAAGCCCTTACAATATGGTTGGGGATAAGATTACAGCGTCAAAACCTGGATTCGAATCATCAGATCCTATTCTTTACGATCAATCGTCAAATAATTACAGATGGAAAATTAATACCGTAGGGTCTTCTCCATCTGTTCCATCAGATCCACAAACAGGTCTTTCTCTTCAGCCTGTTCTTGCTGATGTTGGTGCAATCTATGAAGATGATGACCTCTATTATGTTGCTACATCTTCATATCCATCAACATCAATTCTAACTGGTACAGTATCTGATCCTCTATCAGATCCAGAACTCCTAAAGCTTATTCCAAAGCAAATTTCTACTACTACAGAGGTATATAAGACTCCCCGTAGAGATATTGGTGTCTTTGTAGATGGAACTGTAGCGTTTGGGTATAAATCAGAGGATCTGATTGAGTATGGTCCTATCACGGGATTTACTATCACCAGTAGAGGATCTGGTTATCAAAAACCACCATTTGTTCTTATCAACGGGGAACCAGGAAAAGCGGGTGCTGTTCTTTCTGGAGATACTGTAACTGCTATATCTGCTACTACCACAGAAAATTTCGTAACTCCTCCGACTGTAGAGATTGTTAGTGGTAGAAATGCAGTTTTATCAGCGGTTGTAACTTCTGGTGAGATCAGCAGCATTCGTATTGTAAACCCAGGCGAATACTACTCTGCTCCTCCTATCATTCAAATTAGTGATAGAAACGGTAGAGGTAGGTTTGCTGAATATGTTGCAGAACTAACTAGCGAAGGTCAAATTGCTGATGTTGTAAAAGTTGCTGGTGGTAAGTTCTACACTCAAGAGAATGTAGTTGTTACTGTTATTCCCGATGCTAATTCAAATTCTGCATCGGCTACAGCACAAATTAAAGAGTGGGTCAAAAATAGACATTTCGGTGCTACTCTTGACACTAATGGTGGATTAGTAGTACAAAGTGACAACAAGCAAAAAAATTACTATGGTGTAATCTCAAATCCTCGTAGATTGAGAAATAGACTTAATGATAACCTTGTTGGATTACTGCTTACAGAAACAGCAGCAACCAAAGTTCATTCGCCTATTTTAGGATTTGCTTATGATGGAAATCCTATCTATGGTCCATATGCATTTTCAAATCCATTAGACAGCACTTCAAGTGTTGTTAGGATGGAAAGTGGATACTCATTAAAAAATACAAGAACAAATGGTCCTGTAGATGCTCCTTATGCTATGGGGACATTTATTGATGACTATGAATGGACTCCTACAGTAGATACTGGTAAAACCAGATTAGATATCAATAACGGAAGATTTTGCGTCACACCAGAATATCCAAATGGTGTGTATGCTTATTTCACAACTATTGATGCTGCAGGAACACCAGTATTCCCATATATCCTAGGTGACAACTTCTATTCACTTCCAGTAAAATCAAATTATCAGTCTGATGTTACACAGATTGCAATTCCAAAGAATGCAAAGAGACTATTCATTCCTGGAACATTAAAGAATGGAAAATCTGAAATTGCATTTGTAAATTCTATATCAAGAGGATCTGTTTCTGGAGTCACTGTAGAAGATTCTCAACCAACTTTCACAATTGGTTCTAAAGTTTATGTTGACGATTCTGGAACTGGTGGATTTGGAGCCGCAGGAGTTGTTTCATCTACTTTTGGTAAGCCAGTCACTTCTCTTGAATCTAGAGAAACCAAAGCATCATCATTGACATCAGTACAACCATTATATTCTTTCGCTGGTGATATTATTACTCAACCATCCACAGGAGCATCTGGAGAGCTCATTCGCGATATCATTGAAGAGACTTCTTTTGTGTTGAGAGCTATTAGTGGTGACTTTGTTGTGGGTCAACCTGTAGAGTCTACCACCACGGTTCTAAATCTACTCTTAAGCAAGAACAGCACTTATACTAAAGATGCTACTCTAGAGTTAGTATTTTTCGACGACCCAACAAATGTTATTGCTAGTGGCACTATTCTTTCGGGAACTATTGATTCTAACTCGGTTCGTATCAAAGTAAACAGTGGTGATTTTGGAGATTACCTAGATTATGCAGAAGGAGAAACTATTCTAAAGAGTAGTGATCTTGCTAATACTACTGGTACAGAAATTGTTGTAATTAATAACTTAAGTTCTGGTGTTACCATTAGTAGCGTCAACACCGAAGTTGCTATTGCAGAAACTAGCGGTCGTCATGATTTTGCAGAAGGTGATGTTGTTGATATTCAGATCGATCCCGATGAAGCAACTACAGAAACAACGTATTATGTTTCTAAAAAGAGATTTCAAGAACTTACTCTGATTCCTCGCGTATATAACGGAAAAGTTGATGATACTGGTGTCGGTTCATATACGATGGTTGGTCTAGGTAGAGACTACGTATCTGGAGAATTTCAAAATGTAGAGCTCGTATTGAGTGATTTTACAAATCAAAGAGATGATATCGTAAATGCAAGAGCAACTGTAACAGTTTCGGATGATAACTTTGATGGTAGTGGTCAGATTACTTCTATTGTTATCACCGATGGTGGTTCTGGGTACAATACCGACGATATTCTCACAGTCTCTGGAATGGATAAAGCAGATCCAACAGACTTGAATGTGAGCATTGATCCTACAATGGTATACATCAATGAAGAAATAGTTTATCAATATCGCGTTCTATATTTCGTTGTTGATGCGGCTGATTATGCGGGCGTAGAAGCGGCATTGCCATCTACAGGTGAAGTATTCGTTGATAGCGAAGGATATGAATACATTTATGTTGCTGCTGATCCTGACAACAACAGGTTCCAATACTTCAACAATACTCCCTACGATTTAACGACAACAGCAACTGTTGAGGGATATGCTATTTTAGAAATTCAGGAAGACACAGCAACAGGTGCTCCAGAACCACAATTTAGATTTGATGTTGCTGGCGAAGAAAATCCCGATTACGAGATTCGTGTAGGATCTACATGGACTATGGATGCTATTCCATCACATCCTGTTTACATTGTCAACTCTGGATATGTAACTGGATTGAAAGATGATGGTGTTGCTCTGAAGATGGAAGAGTATACCGAAGCATCTGGTGTTACTAATAATGGTGTTTTGATTGGTGAAGGTGATCCTGCCCAAACGATTACATTTACTCCAACTTCTCCAGGTACATATTATTATGTCTGTGTCTCTCACCCAGAAGCTGTTGGTACAATTACTGTTTATCCAGCGCCCAGCACGGCAATTCCACTTGTTTCTGTAAATGCGGTTGGTCTGGGACTACAAAGAACAGATATTAAAGTTGATAACGTATTCTCTTTATCAGTAGATGACATGCTGCAGGTTGGCAGTGAAGTTATCAAAATTACTGCTATTGATAAACCCAATAAGAAACTAACGATTGAAAGGGGCATAGAGGGAACCACTCCCGTAAATCATTTAGCAGCATCTAAACTGACAACCTATAAACCAAGATATAGATTTGTTCCTGGTGATCAAATCTTTGGAACAGATGTCAATGATCCATATGTGGTTTCTTATGACCCAGAAACACATCTATTGATTGTCAACTATGGATACAATGCATTCACTCCAAGAGAGTTAACTACTGTATCATCATTTGCTGATCACAGTACCCCAGAGAAAATTGTTGCTGTATCTAGTGTCAAAGAACCTTCTGATAAGTTGTTGTTCTCTTTAGATCAGAGTAACTTTGAAACAAACCCTGTTGTTGATATTCAAAAGTATTATTTCTATAGATTTGACACAAGCCATCCTTCAATGCTTGGTTCTTATCTAGATGTATCTACTAGTGCTAACTACAATGTATTTACAGAAGAGAAAGAAGTAGGAGTGGCAGAACCTGGCAATCCAGGTGCATTTGTCAGAATTCGTCTTGGTTATGGAGCAAACATTGGTGATGTTAAGCGTAAAGAAGTTAACTTCACCACTTACTATTACTTCTTGACAAGTTCTGATACTGATACTGATGGATCTTATTTGCGGGTTGTTGATGATCCTCTTGCTGGTGTAAAGAATGTTGTATTTACAACTGACACCAAGTTTGTATATGGTATCGAATCTCCACCACAGTATGATGGTACTGGAGATATTAGATATACAGGTAGATCTGTTGGAAAGATCGCTGCTATCTCATTGTCTAACCTTGGTGAGAATTACGAATCACTACCAACTATCAAGGGTGTTGTACCTGCTGTTGGATATAGAGCAGAAGTAAAAGCAGTTAGAGATGCGTCAACAAACTCTATCACATCTGTTGATATTGAGTTTGCTGGTCAGCAATATTCTAAACCACAGGCTGTTGTCGCTTCTGGTGATGGAACTGGTTTAGAATTAGAGGTTCAGGAAGATGGTGGTATCATAACTGCTATTAAGATCATAAATCCTGGCAGAAACTATCTAACCACACCTATTATTGATATTATTGAGACTGATAATAAGTTATTCTTTACATCTAATGATATCGGTATTCCTACTGGTGTTGAGTTTATTAATTATGGATCATTCTACCACACAGATGAATCAATCAAGTCAAAATATGAATCTCCAAAAGTATTTGTTCTTTCTAATTTTAAGATAAATGCATTTTCTGATGGCGAAAGAGTGGAGCAAAAGATTAATGGTGTAGTTTCTGCTAGTGGTAGAGTTGCTTCTGGTGGATGGAAGAATGGATCTAATATTTTAAGGTTGACGGATATCAATGGTGTATTTGATATCAATTACCCAATTTATGGTTTGGCAAAAGGAAACACTGCTAGTATTGATTCTATTCTTTCTAGCGAATTTACTCCTTCTGTTAGTACAAGAATTAAGACTCTAGGCAAATTTAATTCTGATAGAGGAAAAGTAAGTTCTGTAAATCAGAGAGTTACTGATTCTTTCTTCTATCAAGATTATTCGTATGTTGTTAGAAGTAGAACGCCTATTAATGACTGGAGAAATGCTGTAAGGGATACTACACACCCAGCAGGTTTCAAAATGTTTGGTGAAGTCTACTTGGAGAGCGAAGCTTCTACTGCTATGAATGCAGATCAACCAGTTTCGCAAAAATTAACTTCTTATTTGATTTTACCATCTTCGGCAATTTCTAGTTTCGCTACAAGAAGAAGCATTACTACTTCGGTAGTAAAAGTTGAAGATTCTAGAGTGGTTAGAGGAAGAGGTTCTGCTGCGGTTGATTCTTTTGATGAAAGTTTAACCAGGGTAAGAGAAATTGAATTGTCTCCAGCATTTGATGGAAGATACGACCCTTCAACTGGATTGAAGATTGGAAACAGAACATTTACCATTAAAGATAAAGCTACGGGAACTGCATTTGCCCCATATAACGCAGAATCAATTATGGTTCTGTTAGATGGCGTTGCTCAAAATCCTGGTTATTCATATAAGGTAAACGGCAATCAAATTACATTCTACGAGGCACCTCTCGGTAAGAGGCAAGAAAATGTTGATGGAGAGATTATTGATGTCCCAGCACAACAATATTACATTAGAGGTTTTGAGTTTAGGAGTGCAACTGATAATAATCGCTACATCAGAAAACTGAAAGATATTAAAAATAATTTTGATGGAAGAACTCGCATTTTTGATTTGTTCTATGAGGATGGTTCTATAGTTAAGTCAGATAAAAATGAGAATTTTTTAATTTATTTAAATGCAGTTCTACAGCAAGGATCTTATGAAATTCGTAGATTCGCAAGTGCGGCTAAAACAGATCAAATTGTATTTTCAAAGGCACCTAAAAATTGGCAAGACCTTTACGAAGGGGTTCCAGATCAACTCCAGAATGAAGAATACTTCTTTGGGTATTCAATTGGATCTTACGAAAGACTCCATATTAATGATAAGTTAATTCCATTCAACACAAAAACAAATTCATACCAAGTTCTTGACGATGATAATCGAGTTAAGAATTTTGATACTCCACTATATGCTTATGTGTTTGTTGATGGTGTTCTGCAGAGAGATGGAAGTTCTTACAATATAAATGGTCCATCTATTACTTTTAGTCAACCTCTTGGATTTGCGGAGCAGGGTGATGGAACATACACGAATGCTCAAGTGGATATTTTATATTTCTATGGAAAAGATTATGCTCCAACAATTACTTTATTTGATTTTGAAGATGATACATATTTCAATAGAACTGATGTTACCATAACTGGCAATAGAGCAGCGTTTGATTCTTGGTACAAGCAAAACACAACTTATAAAACAGTTGCATATCAAATTGTAAATGGTGTTCAAAGAGTATGGGGCGAAGTGGTCGATATTGGATTATCGAATGGTAATGATTGGCAATTAGCATTGAGATCACAAAACGTAGATGCTGTTGACGGAGAAGACGTTTACTTCACTAGAAAAGATCCTAGTGGTGGACAAGATACCATAACTTTGACTTTCGATGCCTTCACGTTTGATTATCTAACATCATCTATTACTGGTGAAAGAATTTTAAACCGAGTCGAAAGTAATTACATTCCATTTACTTTTGGTCAGGATTTGACGGATAATTATGAATATCGTGGTTTTGTAATTAGAGAGCATCCTAACCTACGAGTTGGTGATAAGATTCAAATTGATGGCGAAAGTGAAATGAGAGAGGTATTCAGTGTTCCTCTCTATGCAAGCTCAAAAGAATATCGCCCTGGAAAACAAGTATCTAACTCATATTACGCAACTATTAATGTTAGCGCGTATAATAAAGATACATTTGGTGAAGGATTGGCAGTTACCGCCAATATAGAGAATGGCGTTGTCACCAGTCTTAATTGGAACAAAAGAGACTTGGATCAATATTTTAACAATGGTATTCTTCTTAACCCAACTGCTTATCAGTATTACACACCACCAGTTCTAAACTTTGTTCCTGTTGATAATGCTGGTGGTGGCGCTAAAGCCGAAGTTGTGGTATATGGTGGTCAAGTTATTGATCTGAAGTTAATTGATGGTGGATCTGGTTACACTAAAGCACCAAGAGTTGTTGTTGCGAGAGGATACAATATCCTACGTAGTAATAACTATGCAGAATCATCGTTCTTGTTACAAAGATCTGCTGCTCCTGCTGAAGTCAAAGGTCCAAAAATGGTATCAATCATTTCCGATATTCCACTGTGGTATCGTAACTTGATTGAGCATACCACAACTATGATTTCTCCAACACCCCATGATTTCAAAGAAATCTTGGTTTGTATTGTTACCCCAGAACCAGGAGTGGTTGATATCAAAGATACTACCTTCTGGAGAAAAGGTATTATCGAAAGATTTGCTACTAATAATAATCTATCCCATAAAGAAACATTAATTGAAAGAGATTATGATATCATTGAAGATCTTTCTTACCAAACTTTTGTTAACCCATGTACAAAGTATTACCAAACTGGCGTTTTGGATATGTATATGATGCCCATGGGTGATACATCACATCATTTTACTCATGGTATCGCTGGTACTTCGGTAAGTGATTTTGTAGATTCTCTTTACATTGATACTGGATATGCTAATGTTTCTGGATTTAGTATCGAGCAATTAGAATTCTATTTTAATGATGAGTTTGAGAGTGTTGAAGAATGGCAAGCAGAGTCTGTTATTACTGATAGTAAGATTACTTCCACTGGTCGTGAGTTAAATTTTGGTATACCCTCTATGCAAGAACTTGCATCTTATTTGGATGCGGATTTATTAATTAACGCCACTACTGCCTACATTCCAGATACTACCAACTTCCCACCATCAGGTAAGCTATTGTTAGGTAAAGAAATTATATCCTACACCAACAAACTTGCTGATCGTTTTACTGGTATCACTAGGGGTGTTGATGGCACAGCTGAAGTTGATCACTTTGCTGGAGATATTTTGAGAACAATCGGCAACGCTACAACTTCTTAAAGTAGCGGTATAAATATAAATAACACAGAAATCCAACCCGTACCTTTTTTTCAATGGCTGCTATCATCTCGGAAAAATTTAGAATTTTTAATGCGAAGCAGTTCCTAGAGTCTCTGTCAGAGGGTTCTAGTGATACTGGCAGTGAAAGAAGTAGAATGTACTTCTTTGTAGGTAGACCCCAAGCATGGGAATCGTACCTAGAAATCTCATCAGTAGACGGTGCTGACAGTTTTGCTGTTGGTGACGGTGTATATGTGGGTGCTTCTTGGGCAGCTGCTACATTCAAAGCAACGGTCACAGAAGTTCTTGATAATGCGTTGCTTCTCAACAGCATCGGACCTCTAGTTACTGATGCCCCTGCTCTTGGATCTACGTTAACGGGTTACAACCAGAGCACGAGCGCAAATAAACTTGTATCAGCAACCACGGGTGTTTATAGATTCTCTACCGAGAACATTCCTCCTGTACCTCTAGATAATCAAACAGAGAAGTTTGATATCTATGATGATATCATTGCAGCAAAAAGAATTACTAGTTCTTACGCAAGACACGTCATTAGACGTTATAACTGGGATTTGATTAACAATCCCAAGTTTGACATGTATAAGCCTGATTACTTTGCTACCCCCACAGGTGGTGGTCAGATTGGTAAGTCAACTGCTACGGGTGCTACCTCTTTAGCAAATGCGAAGTTCTACATCATGAACCAGCAATATGAGGTATTCAAGTGCATTTATAATGGAGAAAGTGAGGATGCACCAACTGGTGTAAATATTGCTCATGAACCAAAGACCAATCCACAACCTGGACTTGGTTCATATAGTGGCGGCATTTTCACTGCTCCTGATAATTCTTATGTCTGGAAGTACATGTACACCATCCCAACTGATGATGTGCTGGCATTCCTTTCCACAGACTTTATGCCAATCAATGCTGCTGGAGAAGCAACAAGAACTGCAACAGAAGCAGCTGCTGTAAATGGCGCTGTACACGTTTCTCTTGTACCAAACAAAGGAACCCTATCAGCTCCAGTTGCAGGCACCTTCTACGCTCCTGTGGTGGGTGATGGTACGGGTGCTGTTGCACAGATTACTATTGCTGGCGGTGAGGTTACCGCAGTATCTATGGTTCAAGCTGGTTCTGGTTATACATATGGATCTATTCCATTCGTAACTGGGGTTCCCCTTGGAACAAATGGCAGCACAGAAGCAATTGGTCTTTTTGCAGACGCTGCATTAACAGTTTCAGAAGCAGTCACTGCAACTGATACTCCTGCAGTTGAACCAGTTCTTTCACCACAAGGTGGACATGGTTCTGACTTTGAGATGGAACTTAACTCCAAGAGAGTTATGACAAATATCCGTCTTACCTTCATCGAGAACGCTGGAGATTTCCCTGTAGATAACGACTTCCGTCGTATTGGTATCATCAAGGACCCATATGAGTTTGGAACCACAACTTTTGCTACTGCAGATACTTTGAATGGTCTTAAGGCAATCAAGATCCAAAATGCAACTGGCGATTACATCCCCGATGAGATGATTTCTCAAACTGTTGCTGGTGGTACTGCATACGGCACTGTTGTCTCCTGGACATTAGATGCTGGATCTCCCACTCCAACACCTTCAACTCCTGGCAGTGGCGTTCTTAAGTATATCCAGACTCCTACAAATCACACAGACACTGGTGTTGTAAGAGCATTTGAAAGTGATGCAGCAAATGCAGTCACAGGATCTCAATCTGGATCTGCAGGTAATGTGGAAGTAGGACTTGCTAACGGAACCGAGCTTGTAGGTTCTATTTTCAATAGCGGACTAGCAACTCCCGAAATCGAAAACAACTCTGGAGATCTCGTATACATAGAGAACAGAAGACTAATTACCAGAGCAGCAGACCAAATTGAGGATATCAAATTAGTCATCGAGTTCTGATTTATTATATTTTTCAAAACCAGACGGTAGTATATTACAATGCCACAGAAGACTAATCTTAACGCTATCCCATATTTTGACGACTACGATTCTAGAAAAGACTTCTACAAGGTATTATTCAGACCTTCCTACCCCATTCAGGGCAGGGAGCTGAATAGTATCCAGTCTATTCTCCAGAATCAGATCGAGAATTATGGTAAGTATCAGTTTAAGCAGGGTGACCTAGTTGTCCCTGGCGAGGTTGGTTTAAATAAAAGATTAGACTTTGTAAAACTATCGTCTGTTTCTGAAGTTGCTGTCAGTATTGACGGAGAAATTGTTTACCAAAAGTATGACATTAGTGATCTTGTAGGACAGAAGGTTTCTGGTTTATCTTCTGGTGTAATTGCATTGGTAAAGGCTGTATCAACGGCGACAGATAATAGCAGCGACACTCTTTATGTAAAATATCTAACGGCAGGTGATAGTGGAGACGAAGAAACTTTCCGTCAAGGAGAGACTCTGGAAATTATCGATGGTGTTAATAGCCCTCTTCTCGTTGTTGGTACTGACGGGTCTGTTCTACCTACTAGCGTTGCAGTAACTGATCCCGACAGTGGTGTTGTTACTTTTGAAGAAAGTGGTGCCATGGGATATGGTTCTGCTGTAAAAGTAGAAGAGGGTATCTATTTCGTTAACGGATTCTTTGTTCGCAATGATCCAGGACTTATTATTGTAGATGGGTATAGTGAGTTCCCTTCCGTAAAGGTAGGTTTTACAGTACAAGAAAATATTGTAACTCCAGAGCAAGATTCTAGTCTTTATGACAATGCTACTGGATCATCCAACTTCGCTTCTCCTGGTGCCCATAGACTACAGGTTAAGTTGGATCTAGTTAAGTATAACTATACCGAAACTCCTGACAAAAACTTTATTCAACTCCTTTCTGTCAAGAATGGTGTTATTGAAAAGAAAGTAGAACCAACCCCATACAATCTTCTAGAGGAGACACTTGCTAGAAGGACGTATGACGAGTCTGGAGACTACGTTGTAGATAACTTTGACATCGATGTAAGAGAGTATTACCAAAGAGATGGCAACCTTGGTGTTTATGGTCTGGGTGCTGATGGTCTGGTAAATGGATTGTCGCCATCAGAAGCAGCAGATAAGCTTTTGGTTGCTGTTGGTCCTGGCAAAGCGTATGTACGTGGTTATGAAATTATCAATAAAGAGACAAAGTATGTAACTATTGATAAGGCTCGTAACACTCTAACTAGAGATAATATTAGCATTAAGACAAAGGGAACTACCAGTTTCAACATCACCAATGTTTACAACAGTGTTCCTCTTAATGCTGAAGGTGCTGATCTTACAGCGTATCCCACTATCTACTTAAATTCAGTTTACAACGATGGCACAATTGCTGCCAATGACCTAGAAGCATCAACGAACTATCTACAGTCTGTAGACAGAAGAGGAAAGTCTTTTGACAAAGATTCTGCTATCAAGACTATTTACTTATTCGCATCTCTCGATCTGGGATTGATTGACGAGTCTAGCATTGAGCCCAATACTCCTTCAGATAGAGCAGATCTCAAAAATATTTACTTTGTCCAGTCTAGAACTTCGACTGGTGCAGTTTCTACAGTTAAGAAGGTAGAGACTATTTCATTCGCAAAAATCACCAGACCAGAAATTGGTGATGTAAATGCACAGTATCTGCAACTGACTGTTGCTGGTAGAAAAGATTATTTGGATGATCTTTTCTTGGAGTATGATGATAATGTCACTACAAGAAGAAGACTTCTTTACAAGTCAGAATCAGATGCCCAGCAAGAGATTAATGACATTGGATTTATTGTTGATTATGACGAAACAATTACACCACTAGTGGGTGTAGCAAAACCAAAAGATTTTAGTCTTCTTAAGAAAGCAACTGGGTTCAATCCAGATACAGACGTAACTATTTCAAAAGGAAGACTATCTTCTGGAACACCAACTTATAATGGTATTTTTGGATTATCATATTTCAATCCACTGTTCTTTACTAGACTCTTAATTGATTCTCCAATCACTTCTACATTTACTCCTGGTAAGTATATTGTGGGTTCTCAAAGTGGCGCTTATGGTGTCATTGAAGGCAATACCAATGGTTTTCTTT